GCCAGAACTTTTTTCACTAAAAATCTGACCGCGGAGCAAAAAGAAAACCTAGATTATAAATTTAAAAAAGATGAAAAAATAGGTTTTGATAATTATAGCTCTAACAGGATAACTCCGGAGGATTGCAAAGAGCAAATAAGAAGCTGGGCGCAAAAACTGGCGGAGCGTGAAGCAGAAAAAACACCAGTAGGCAAAAAGAAAGTTAAGCTATTAAAATTAAAAGAAGACGCGATTTCTGATGTAATGGAAAGCGGGATGCCAGCGGAACTAATTGAAAAATTAGGACAGCGGTTGAAAGTAATAGGAATAGCTTGGAATAATAATGTTAAGGCCATAGGACAGGACTTAAATTAACGCTTGACTAATGTTATGGGATATGACATAATATCCCATAACATAGAAAGGATAATATATGATTGACAAACTAAACATAGGTCAAAAGTTTATAATAACTTATAGACCTAACACCCACAATGGTGAAGCTAGACCGAAGCTAAAGAACGGCAAGGATACTAGACAAATAACTAGACGCGCTCAATGGACAGATAAAAGCAGGGTTGTAAAGGATCTAAATAATAAGATTAGATATATAACTTATTATGATCTTGACCAGCTTGGTTATAGATGTGCAGTGGGCAAAGTCTGGATAACAAGTGAGGTTGCCTAATGATTACAATATTATTTTTAATAGGAATTGCAGTAATAGGATTGCTCGCATATTTTGGAATGAAAGGAACTGGCGCGATATAAATATTAATTAACACTTGACACAACATATAGGGTATGGGATTAATCCCATACCCTATGCAATAACTACATAGCTCGAGAACTCTGGGCCC